CCTTCGGCGCGGCATTCAAAATCTACGGCCCCGACGGCAACCCGCCCGACTTCCTGCATCCGATCGACTACCACGACCGCCAGATCGGACTGGTGGCCCTCGCGCACTTCCTGAACCTCGACGGAAAGGGCGGCTCCTACGCGCTGGCGAACGTGCTGTCGACGACGTTTACCGACAGTGTGCAGACCGTCGCCGTGGACATCTGCGACACCGCGCAGGCCGAAATAGTGGAAGCGATCGTCACCGCGAACTGGGGTCTGGATGAGCCGACCCCGGCGCTGGTGTTCGACGAGATCGGATCCCGCCAGGATGCGGCCGCGTCGTCGTTGGCGCTTCTCGCCCAGGCCGGGCTGATCCAGCCTGACCCAATCCTTGAGGCCGCGATCCGGCAGTCCACCGGCCTGCCGGCGCCCGACCCCGACGCGCCGCCGACCGACCAACCCGACCAGCCGGCACCCCAGGCGCGCAGGCGCCGCAAGAACGAGAACGGAGCGCCGACGCTGTGGTAGACCACCGACGCAGCTTCACCCGATCCGCCAACAACGCCGAGCGACGGCGCTGGTTCACGATTTCCAATCAGGTCAGTGACCAGGGTGTGGCCGAGGTCGACATCTACGACGAGATCGACTGGTTCTGGGGCGTCAGCGCCGCGGAGTTCCGTACCGACCTCAAGGCCCTCGGCGACGGTGTGTCGACGATCAACCTGCACATCAACTCTCCCGGTGGTGACGTCTACGAGGCGCTGGCGATCATGAACACGCTTCGCCAGCACCCCGCGAAGGTCGTCTGCACGGTCGACGGGCTCGCGGCCAGCTCGGCGGGGTTCATCGCCGTTGGCGCCGCCGATGAGCTGATCGTCGCGCAGAACGCCGAGATCATGGCGCATCTGCCGTGGGCGATGACCGTCGGCGATGCCGGTGATATGCGCAAGATGGCCGACGACCTCGATCGCATCGGCACCAATATCGCCTCGATCTTCGCCGACCGGGCCGGGGGAACCGTTGACGACTGGATCAACGTGCTGACCGCCGAGACCTGGTGGTCGGCGCAGGAGGCGGTGGACGCCGGTATCGCCGACAAGGTGCTCACCACCGGCGACAAGCCCGCCGCGAAGAACTCCTTCGACCTGTCGGCGTTCGCCCACGCCGGGCGCTCCCACGCCCCGGCGCCGCGCAGTGTGCGCAACCAAGCCCCTCAGCCCGTCGAGGCCGAGGCAACCCAAGGAAAGGAGCCCCCCGTGGCATCCCTGAGTGAAAGTCTGCTCCAGAAGCTCGGCCTCGACGCCGACGCCGATGAGGCCGCAATCGAGGCGGCCATTGCCGCCCTGACCGCGAACGACGAGCCGGCCGAGCCCACCGTCGAAGAGGTGGCCAAGGTGGCCGCCCGTTTCAACCTGACCGTGCTCGACAAGGGCGCGCACGAGCAGCTGGTGGCCCAGGCCCGCGACGGCGCGGAAGCCCGCGCCGAGCAGCTGCGCCAGTTGGACGACACGACCATCCGCGACGCCCTGGCGTCCGGGCGGATCACCCCGGCCAGCGAGCCCCAGTGGCGCAAGTCGCTGGCCGAGAACCGTGACAGCACCAATGCGCTGCTGGCCACACTGCCCGCCAACACCGCCCTGCCGGTCAACGAGGTCGGCCACGGCGTCGACAACGAGGGCAACGCCGTCGACCACGTCATGGCCGAGACCTACTCCAAGATCACCGGCCGCACCTTCGGAAAGGACGCCTGACCATGGCTGAATACGCCCCGATCTACTTCAGTGCAGATCGCATCCCCGTCACCACCTCGGCGGCGGTGACCGCCGGCCAGCTGCTCTACGTCTCGGGTAACGACACCGTCGCCAAGACGTCGGCCGCTACCGGTGCGTGGCTCGGTGTGGCCGCCCACGACGCCGGATCCGGCGCTCAGGTCGTCATCTACACCGAGGGCATCCACGAGCTGGCCGCCTCCGGTGCGATCGCCGCCGGCGCCCGGGTGTGCGCGGCGGCCAACGGCGCCGTCGCCGACTTCGCATCCGGCACCGACTACTCCCAGGTGGTGGGCATCGCCCTGTCGGCTGCCGACAACTCCAAAGTCCGCGTCTACCTGCGCGCCTGAGAAACCCCCCAACGAAGAGAGAGTGACCTCACATGGGCATCAATTACCCTCCGGCCGCGCCGACGCTGTCCGGCGACCTGCTCACCATCAACCGATTCCTCAAGGACACCCCGTGGGTGTTGCGCGCGCTGCGTGACATCACCGACGAGGTGTTCGTGGCCGACAAGATCCTGACCCAGCAGAACTGGACCGAGTCCGGGTCGATCGGCTACGACACCAACGAGTCGATCTACGCCGACCGGGCACCCAAGCCGGTCGCCCCCGGCGGTGAGTACCCGATCACCACGGTCGGAACCGGCACCGCCTCGACCGCGAACACGGTCAACTGGGGCAATGACGCGCTGATCACCGACCAGTCGATCAGCCGGCAGAAGTTCCCCGTCGTCACCCGTGCGTTCCGCAAGCTGGCCAACAGCCATGTGTCGACCATCGACTCTGTCGGCCTGTCGGCGGTCGTCTCCGCGGTCACGCAGAACACCGACGCCATCGCCAGTTGGAAGGCCTCCGACGGCTCGGCCAAGATCCTGCGCGACCTGATGCGGGCTGTGACCAGCATCCTCAAGCTCAAGCAGGGATATATGCCGAACTGCGTGTTTGTCGAGCCGGATGTGTTCGCCAACATCGTCTCCAACGACGACCTGATGAAGCTGCTGCCGCGGGAGTACGCGGGCGTCGATTCGATGCCGGTCCGTCAGGGCCTGAACTCGATGCTGATGCGGCAGATCGGCGGCCTCACCTTCATCACGTCGCCGAACGCCCCGTCGACCGGTAAGGCGCTCGTCGTGGACACCACCGTGTTCGGTGGCTTCACCGATGAGGTCGTGCCCGCGCCCGGTTACGTCTCCGCGGACAACGGTCTGCAGGTCAAGACCATGCGCGACGACGAGGCCGACAGCTGGCGCATCCGTGCCCGCCGGATCACCGTGCCGATCGTGCAGGAGCCGGCCGCGGGCTGGCTCATCAACGGGGTCAACGCCTGATGGCCTACCGCGTAGTCGCCCCGCTGGTGCTGGCCCGGGATCACAACGGGTCGACGCATCACTGCTACGCGGGCGCACACATCGAGTGGCTGCCCGAGGATCAGAAGCACCTGTTTCTCGAGCTCGGTCTGGTCGAGAAGATCGGCGCCGAACCGGCTCCGGTCGCCGATCCTCCTGTGGACGCCGGTGATTCCGATGGTTCGGGCAAGCCGCACGCCGCGGCGACGAAGGCCGAGCTGATCGCCTGGCTCGTCGAGCATGCGGTGCGCCCGGACGGCGGTGACTACACCGCCGGGTCGCTGCAGCCGCAGAACAAGGATGAGCTGTGGGCGCTGATCGACGCGGTGGACTGACGTGGGCCTGTACACGGTGACTGCGCCGTGCGTGGTCGGGGATCTGCACTATGCGCTGGTTCCCGCCGCGCCGGTCTTCGCCGATGACGATGTCGCTGCTGATCTGGTGGCTGCGGGTGTGCTGATCCCGGTGGCGCCGGCCGCCGACGAGGGCGAGAAGCCCGAGCCGGTCAAGGCGACACCCCATCGGCGCCGGGCCGACAAAGAGGCCTGACCACAGTGGCCGATCTGCCGTTCCTCGACATCGACGATTTCGCCGAGCAGTACCAGGGCGCACTCTCCGATGGCGAGAAGATCACGGCGGAACGGCTGCTGCAGGTCGTCTCCGACGGCATCCGGGGCCGCAAGCCTGATGTCGACCCGGAGGCGGCCGCCCTGGTGGTCTTCGAGGTGGTTCGCGATGACGTCGCCTACGGGCATCTGGGGCCGCTGTCGAGTTTCACCAACGTGACCGCCCACCGGCAGGAGGCGGGCACCCTCAACGGTTCGCCCGATGACTACCTGAGTGTCAGGCAGAAGCGCCTGCTGGGCATGGCGACCGTTGTGACCGCATCCCCCCGCGGGATCTTCTCGCCGGGTGATTACTGACGGTGGGCGCTTTCCCCGGCCGTCAGCGGGTCGGAATCCAGCGGGAAGTCCCTGTCTCCGACGACGACGGCACCCCTGTGCTGTCGGAGTTCGGCGAGCCGCAGACGACGACCGTCACGGTCTGGGTCGAGGGCTGTCTGTTCGAGGTGCCCACCGCCCCGGATGAGCAGCAGGGTGTCACGGTGACGACCAGCGAGACCGGGTGGGCGCTGCTGCCGGCATCCGGCGACGGCGTCATTCCGGCCGCGGACAGCTATGGCAATCCCATCCCGCTGCCGTTCCTCGATTCCGCTGGGGCGCCGTCGATCTCCTCGTCGGCGTGGCTGATCCACGACGGGCTGCGGTATGCGATGCGCGGTGACGCGGTGCTCGAACGCGATTTGCGTGGGCGCCCCAATCATGTGTTCTGCCGGTGCGAGCGGGAGCGCGGCTGATGGCTGACGTCGAGTTTCACATCGACCGCGAGGAGTTGGCCGCCGAGATCCGGGCGCAGGCCGAAGAGCAGATCACCGCCGGCGAGTACGACCCGCAACTGCAGGCGTTCATGACCGACGAGGTCATCCCGGTGTGGCAAGCGAATTCGCCTGATGACACCGGCGAGTACAAGGAGTCCGTCGAGGTCAAGTACGACGCGCAGGGCGGCCGGGGTGCGGTCGGCACGTCGATCGGCTACGCGCACATCGTGGAGTACGGGTCGGTGGATACCCCGGAGTTCGCGCCGCGAGCCAAGACCGCGGCGCATTTCGGCCCTGACAGCACTGGTGATTTCGCGGGCCGCCGTCGTGGCCGCTGACCTGTACGCGCTGGCCGCCCCGAACGCTGAGGCGTTCGTGCGGGCGTGGCTGCTGCCCCTGGCTGATGATCCGGCGCTGGTCGGGTCGAAGCGGTGGGAGGCCGGGATGGGTTTGCCGTACCGGTTGGTGACCCGCCTGGGCGGGGACTGCGACCTCATCGGCGACGGCGCGGTGGTGCGGGTGCACACCTTCGCGGCCACCTACACCGCGGCGGCGCGGGCAGCTGATGACACGCACCGCCGGATGCTGCTGCTGGCAGAGAATCCGCTCGCCGATGTGGCGATGGGCGACGGGTCGGTCGCGAACTGCTCGTCGCTGGACCGGGCGACCGCACCAACCCATCAGGAATACGGCGCCGAAACCGTCGTGGAGCGGTTCATCTGCGAGTACGCCATCACGCTGCGCTTCACCTAACCACCTTCTACCCCGCGAACGGCCCTGACTTCGGTTGGGGCCGTTCGTGTTTCGCGGCACCTGCCGCACCCTTCACGCCGGACCTTTCCGGCATCTTCCCCGCGAAAGGAATCCCCTCATGCCTCAGCCCTCTACCGGTGTCAGCTTCGCCGCCGCCGGACTGGCCTACCTCAACTCGCTGCGTGTGCGCCGCGGCGGCCGTTGGTCGGTCGCCGTGCGTGACTACGGCGGCTCGAACACCAACCTCAGCCCCGGCAGCGGATTCGGAGCACCGATGGCCACCGACGGCGCATGGCGTTCGGACCTCTTCGCGATCGTGAAGAACTCGGCCGGCCAGTGGGTGTACAACACCGCATCAAACCTCGGGTTCTACCCGCTGGGATGGGTTTCCCCCGACGGCATCGAGCGCAACCCGAAGATCTCCAGCGACTCCCTCGAAGGCCTGCAGGCCCTGGACCCGATCCGCGTCGACATCCAGAAGCGGGACAAGACAGTCGGTTTCACCCCGCTGGAGCGCAACCCGATCGTCGACGCCGTCCGGTTCAACCAGCCCCTGACCGGGGTGCTGGAGCGCACCGCCTCGGGAACCTACTTCGCCGGGGAGTCCAGCGACGACCTTCCGATCCGCCGCCAGGTGCTGATCCTGCACGAGGACCGCATGGGCGGCCTCGTAGAGCGCAACGCGTTCCCCTTCCCCCGCTGCGTGCTGACCGACCTCGGTTCGGAGAAGGGCAACAAGAAGGACGCCGACGCGGCGAAGTTCTCGCTGTCCCGCGAGATCGACCCGTATTTCGTTGACGCGAACGGGGTTCCGCTGCTCGATGGCCGTTGGACCACGGGCAGCCTGTGGGCGCAGGACACCACGCCGGGTCTGACGTTCCTGGCTTCAGCTCCGGTGGTGACGCCGACGGCGGCCACGACCGCAAACCTGGTGTTCGGTGCCCCGATTGGCGGCACGTCGCCCTACACCTACTCGGTCAAGAAGTCGGCCTCGGCGCTGATGACGTCGCCGACGTCGGTCACCACGGGCTCGGTGACGGTGTCCAACGGTGTCGTGACGATCCCGCTCACCGCGCTGACCACCGGCACCACGAGCTACTTCCAGGTGACCGTCACCGACTCCACTGCCGGTACTCCGCTGACCGCGGTGTCGGCGGTGTCGGCCGCGGCCACCCAGCCGTAACCCCCTTGAGCGGCCCCGGCGGGCGTATCGGCTGCGCCCGCCGGGGTCTTCCCATCCTTCAGCCGAATCAGCCGACCCGTTTTCAGCCGAGAGGAATCAGCCGAAATGACCAAGCCGACAACCGATCCCGGAGTGGAAGCCGCCGAGCAGGCCAAGGCCTACGACTCCCCATTCGCACCGCGTGAACTCATCCTGGATGACGGAACCGTCATTGAAGTCCCGCCGCACCCGAACCTGCGGATGCTCGACGACGACGCACTGGCCGCCTGGGACCAGCTGTGGTTCGACCTTGAGGGTTACGACCACCACGAGGTCAACCTGCCCGAGCGGACCGTGAAGGACGCCGACGGAACCGAGATGGTGCTTCCCCCGGAGACCCGGCAAGGCGCGCTGAAGGTGCCGTACCGGAGAACCGATCCCGAGACCGGAAACGCAGCGCTGCTGAACCCGCCCTATGAGGTGCAGGTCGCCAAGATCGCGCTGGGGGAGAACTACGACATTCTGCGCGCGGGCACGATCAACGGCAAGCGCGGTGCGGCCCGGCATGTGTGGGCGGTGTGGAACACCCAGGGCCTGGACCTGACCGAACGGCAGGCGGCCGACCCCAAAAGTGTGGGACGCGCAGATGGTGTGGCGGCGGTGGCCGCGGCAGATAGCGAGTGATCTGCGCCGGTTCTTCCACTGTTCGATAGCGGACTGGCATCAGGGCCGGCTGTCGAGTTTCGAGCTGCTGGAGTTGTTCGGCATCTCGATCGTGTCCGATCCGAAGGCGAAAGTGCGCACGATCCGTGTGGATTTCGCGCCAGAGGACGGAGCGCTGGCCAAAGAGCTGCGCGGCGGCGAGCTGCCGGAGTGGCAGCAGATGGTCCGCCAGTCCGCCAACACCCTGGCGGTGTTGCGGGCCGCGCAGGTGCCGAATGCGCAGGCCGACGAGTACGGGGAGCGGCTGTTCTTCCCGCTGGCCAAGTTGGCCGAGATCGACGCCGAGGAAGACCGGCGCCGCGCTGAAGAGACCCGGATGCGTGAGTCCGGGGTTGATGACTCCATGTCTGCGATGTGGACGCTTCCCGACAACACCGACGAGGAGGGGATGACCTAGTGCCGATCTACTCGGATGTTGTTGCCCGCCTTGACGACAAGGCTGTGCAGTCGGTCATCTCCGATCTGGAGAGCCAGTTTCAGGGTGGCGGGGCGCATCTCGGCGGGGTCTTCTCCAAGGCGTTTTCGGCGGCGTCGTCGAACTTCGGCGCCGGTCTGTCTGATGGCATCCGGCGGACCATCGGCGACATGGGCAGCCTGGGGTCGACTGCCGAGGCGTCACTGGGCGGAATCTCGACTGGTGCTGTTGCGGCGGCGGCCGGTGTCGGCCTGATCGCGGCGGCGGCGGTGAAGGCCGGAGAGGCGCTTTTCGACGCTGGTGCGCGATGGGATGAAGTCACCGACCGGATGTCTGCGCGCACCAACATGCTCGGTGACCAGATGGATGAGCTGAACTCCACACTGCGCGAGGCGTTCCGCAACAGCCCCTCCTCGCTGGAGGAAGTCGCCAACACGCTGACCGGTGTCACCCAGTCGCTGCACCTGACCGGACAGGCCGCCGTCGATATCACCCGCCAGCTCGACTACCTCAACCGGGCTGCGGGCCAGAACGTCGATATCCGCAGTCTCAGTCAGGCATTGGCGACATTCGGCACCGACGCCAGTCAGGCTGGAAGTTCCCTCGACATGCTCTATGTGGCGTCGGCGAGTACCGGCATACCGATCAACGAGTTGACCGCCAACCTGCGCAACGCCGCCCCTGCCGCCCAGACCCTCGGCCTAAACCTGGGCGAGCTGACCAATCTGTTCGCGAAGTTCGAGGAGGGCGGCATCGCGGGCAGCCGCGCGCAAATGGCGCTGAACAACGCGGCCAAGGTGGCCGCCGACGCCAACATCCCGCTGAAGACCGCCCTGGCCGACACCGTCACCCAGATCCAGGGGTACATCGACGCCGGGAACGAGGCTGCCGCAGTCAATTTGGCGGGCGGGATGTTCGGGACGCGCGGCGCTGAGCAGTTCGTCAACCTGGTCCGTCAGGGAAAGCTCACCGTCGAGGACCTGCACAAGGAGCTTGGCGGCACCGAGGGCGCCATCGACAAGAACGCGGCCGCCACCGAGGGGATGAACGAGCAGTGGGACATCCTGAAGAACAAGGTCACCGACCTCAAGACCTACATCGGCGACGACCTGTATCAGGCGATCGACAAAGCGGCCGGCCGAATGCTGGAGTGGGTCAACAACGGACTGGACAACGGCGGGATCATGATGCCGTGGGTCGGACCGATGTCCAACAACGACCCATTGACATTCCCCGGCGGATTGGGCGGCGGCCCGAACGCACAACGTGAGCGTCGCGGCCTCGACCCCGCCGATGCCCACACCCCCCAGGACATCGCCCAGGCTCTTGAGGACGCCAAGAAGTCCGGCGCCGGATCAACCCCGTCTGCGCCGCACATCCCGTACCCGTCCGGCTACGGCGCCCCCCCGGCGCCGGGCGAGACGGTTGAGCAGTGGCAGCGCCGCATGCAGGTCATGGATGCCGAGCACAGCGTTGCCGAGCGCCAGGCGGCGCTGACCCAGCTGGAATCCGACAGCACCGCCGATCAGAACTTGGTCGTTGAGGCCCGTAATCAGCTGATCCAAGCGCAGATGCGGGTGACACAACTGGAGAACCAGCAGGTAACGGCTGCTCAGGCCCAGCAGGCTCAGGTGCCGTTTCCCGCCGGTTACGGTGCCGCGCCGCGTCCGGGTGAGACCGCCGCGCAGTATGGCGCCGAGCAGGCCGTCTACGCCGCGCAGCAGAAGTCCGCCGAGGCCCGCGCACGGCTGGCGCAGGTGGAGCAGACCGCGACCGCGACCGCTGAAGACCTCGTCAAGGCCCGCAACGACCTGGCTAAGGCTGAGGTCGACGAGCACCAGGCGCAGCTGCGGCTGACCGAGTCGACCAGCAAGGCGACCGAACAGCTCGGGCAGATCGGTTCGCAGATCGACGCCGATTTCGGTGTGTCCAAGGGCCTTTCGGGGATCGTCGAGAACGTCACGAAGATGTTGGCCGGGTTCGGTGCGGCGCCGATCGTCGGCGCGCTGGCTGGCGGGCAGAACGCGCTGGGCTACAAGTCGGGCGAGGCCGGTTCGGGTCTGATGGGGATTCTGGCGTCCTCGGGTGCGTTCGGCTCGCAGTACGTCCGTGCCACCACGTCGTCGTCGCCGGCGGTCAGCATCCCGGACTACAACCCGGCCATCACCCTGCCTGTCCCGTCGGCCCCCGCCGCGGCGATGTCATCGGCGTCACTGGGTGCGACCGGGTGGAGTGACGCCGCGCTGCTGGCGCAGGTCCCCAAGGGCGGCCACTACGACGCCACCGGCGACCTAGCCAAGGGTCTCGTCGACTGCACCAGCGGCATTGAGGATCTGGTCAACATCATCGACGGCCATCCCACCGCGGGCCGGTCGCTGTACACCAATGGCGATGGCACCACCGAGGAGTGGATGGCCTCGCACGGTTTCCTGCCGAACACGACTGGCGCACCGGTCCGCGGCGCGTTCAACATCGGTTACAACACCCACCACATGGAGGGCACCCTCCCCGGCGGTACCAACGTCAATTTTGGCTCCGATGCCGCGGTGGCATCGGGTGGCACGGCGGGTGCATCGGGTGCGTTCGATCCGTCGTTCACGTCGCACTACTACCGGCCTGTGGGCGCGGCGGCTGGCGCTATCGGGGGTTCCATCCTCGGCGGTGGCGCGGGCGGTGCGACGCCGGTGTTCGTGGTGAATATGCCCGGCGGTGGCGGCATCTCGGGTATCCCCGGTCTGGCTGGTGTGGATGATGCGGCGCCGTCGTCGCCCGGTTCGCCGTCGTCGGCTCCCGGTTCCGCTGCGGCGGCGCCGGGGCGTGCGGGCTACACCGCGGGACGCTCGGGCGGCGGCGGTGGTGGTGGCGGTGGCGGGTATTTGCCGTTGACACTGGCCCAGCTGACCGACCCGGGCCTGAGCAATCCGGTCCCGGCTGGTGCCGGTACCGGCCGGGCGGGGTACACCGCCGGGCGATCGGGCGGCGCCCCGGGCGGTGGCGGCGGCGGTGTGGGTACCGGCGGTCTGTTCCCCGGGCTCATCGGCCCACCCCAGTCCCTGCCCGAGATCGGCTTTCCCGGTGTCGGCGGCGGACCTGAAGCCGGGCCGACCGTTCTGGGCGGTCTTGCCCCGAAAGAGGGCACCGGCGGCGGCTTCGGCGGCATCTCCGGCGGCATCCTCGGCTCCGCGCTCGGCGCAGCGTCCTCGGCGGCCGGTCTGGCTGTTTCCGGCGCGGCGATGGGCATGGACGGCGGTGCTGGCGGTGCAGCGGCGTCGGCGGCCATGCAGATCGGCGTGCAGCTGATCAACCGTGCCGTCGGGCAGGCCGGGCAGGTCGCCGGTATCGCCGCATCCGGGCTCATGGAAACCCTGCTGCCCTTCGGCACTTCCGAGGTGGCGCAGAACAACTGGCTCACCAAAGTCATCGGCGGGGTTGTCGGTGCCCGGCCCGTCATGCCCAACATCGCGGGCGGTGACGGCAAGAAGAAGGCCCCCGAGGGGTTGAGCCCTGAGCAGGCCGCGCAGTTCGACGCCAACGGCAAGGGCCCGAGCCCCGAGGATGTCGCCGGCAAGCCTGCACCTGACAACGGCCAGGGCGGCGGCGGCCAGGCCAGCTCCGGCGCGCCGGTGACCAACAACTACAACACGACCCTGAACACCAACCGCGACAGCGTGTCCGGCGCCGCGCGCGACTGGGACTACCACATGCAGACCATGAATGCGGGTGTCGGCCAGTGACATCGCTGGAGACCGCCGACGTCGTCTACCCGGGCGGCGAATTGACGCCCCATGGTTGGTACCACCTGGTAAATGACACCCGCCCGACGCTGCGCCTCGCGTCGTTCGATGAGACGATCACGTTCTATCTGGCGGGTCCGTACGCGCCGCCGTTCCACGATCCGTCCTTCCCCGAGGCGGTCGCGGTCAAGAGCCTCAAGGGCTTGATCCCGCCGTGGCAGGACATCACACAGAAGGGTGCGACGCAGGACGGCGTCACCCACATCGACTCGCTGTATGACCAGTGCGAGGTCGAGATGGTCGTCGAGTGCATGGCCCGCGACTCCAAGTCGCTGCGCACCGTGGTCCGCGACCTGATCGCCTCGCTGGATGCCAAGAAGAAGAGCGAACTGGCTTGGTTCACCCAGGAATTGGGCTGGTGGTGGGCCCCGATCCGCTGGCGCGGCGGCGGCGCCCCCGCTGATCCGTTGGCCAACCTGGGCAAGTCACGTCAACAGTTGTCGCTGCGTCTGACCGCCGATAACGCGTTCTGGCGGTCAGACGATGACGTGTCGGTGCCGTCGGCGTTCGCCGAGGACGCGATGACCGACAGCTTCGCCTACACCGCCGGCTGGAACCAGACGATGATGGGCGCCAACTGGCCGGTGCGCTACAACCCCGCGCTGACCGGAAACCCGGTGTCGCCCAACATCGGTTACGTCTACGCCGACAACGGAAAGGTCTACTGGTTCGACGGGATCGGCTCCACCCCGCCGAGCCGTGAGGTCGTCATCGGGCCGTACAAGAACTGGTCCACGGCCACCGACAACCAGGTCATCAGCATCGTGCTGGGCAGCGCCCCGCAGATCGCCAGCCCCGACCCATCCGCTAATGACATCTGGGGACGGATGGGCCGCAACCCCGACGGGACCTGGAACGGCTACGGCATCCGGGCCCGGTTCCAGCACGGCCGCCTGATCCTGTCGCGGTTCAACAACTTCACCGAGACCGTGATGGCGGACCGGCGGCTGCTGCTCACCCCGACCATCGGGGACAAGTGGACGCTGCTGTGCGGCAACGAGGGCAACCCGCGGTTGTTCACGGTGCGCCGCAACCAGTCCGACGTGATCGTGCACCAGGAGGTCGGCACCAACTCGGCATTGGGGTCGGCGTATCGCGGCCACGGCTTCGGCATGTACGCGCCCGCCCGCGTCATCGGCGGGCAGGCCACGCCGGGCACGGTCCGCAAGATCTCGGCGATGGATAACACGACGGTGTCGCAGAGCGGATTCCTGCAGTGTCTCAACATCGGAGACCAGCCGATGTACCGCGACTACACCCTGTTCGGGCCGGGTGTGTTCCGCATCCATGACGGCCCCGACTCGGATGAGTTCATCGAGTTCGGTCCGCTGCTGGACAACCAGGTGGCGTTCCTGCGCTCCGACCCGCGCTCAAGCACACCGTTGGTTCTGGACCTCACCACCACACCGCCGACACCGCAGCAGCTGACCAAGTTCCAAGCCGCGCTGAAGAAACGCCTCGGCTCGCGGGCGGACACCAGCGCCTACTACCAGCAGATCGAATCGCGCTGGGGCATCGTCCCGCCGCAGGGCCCGTTCTACTCCCTGCTCAACGGACGGTTCTCCGACGCCTCGGCAATCCCCCCGAAGCCCGCCGGCCGGCCCGCTGACCCGTACTACATCCGGGTCGACATCGACGACGCCAACGCCAACTCCCGCATCATCTCCGCGGGCACGCCGCTGCGCAGATGGCCCCTGTAAAGACCGCGGAGTACCGCGCGCAGCTGGCTGACTGGCAGGCCGCACTCGGTTCGGGCAACCCGGCAAGGATCACGTCGACG